TGTTTAATCCAGATTTTGAAATACAAAAGAGTGACAACTATATTGACTGGACATCTTTAAGTTATATAGAATTGACAGACATTACATTCTCTTCAAGAACCATTCCAGTGGGTGCAGACACAGAAATTGATGTGGCATCTCTGAGATTTTCAATGCCTATATGGCTGTCTCCACCAGTTAAAATATCTAAATTAGGCGTGATACAAAAGATTATTATGAGTATCTATGATGATGACGGTGGTATAACCAAAGGTCTTATCGATGGTTCTCTAATGACTCGAAGTTATATTTCTCCAAACAATTTTGGATTATTGCTCACAGGTAATCAATTGAGACTGTTAGGTACCACAGGTATTAATGTGTCTTCGGGCGGTGATGGATTCTATACCGGAGCCAAAGCAGACAGTAATTATGATCCTTTTGAAGCATTTGGTCCACCAGTTAATTGGAACACATTAATTAATCAATATGGACCAATTGTAAATGGTACATCACAAATCAAACTGCAACAAGAAAACGGCAACGAGATTGTGGGCACAATATCCACCACTCCGTTAGATGAAACTATTCTGTTGTTTAACATAGATTCAGACACTATACCAGCCAACACACTGACTGCTGTGTCAAAAATTATCAATCCATTAACATTCAATCCAGGCACACCAGCCAATGGTACCAGATATCTAATCACAGATGCTATCGGTGATTCTACCAATACATTTGACGCAGATGCTTGGGGCAATCTAAGAGCAGGTGTTAATGATATTATTCAATACAATTCCTCAACCAGCAAATGGGGAGTGGTATTTGATGCTTCAGATCCAGATTCCACACAGCATTACATAACCAATTCCAACACTGGTATACAATATCGTTGGAACGGCACAACCTGGCAAAAATCCTATGAAGGTATCTACGCACAGGGTAGATGGACACTAATTTTACCAGGCGGATCTTCGCAATACGATGCAGGACCAGACACAGGTCAATCAGGTTCTGGCACTAACGTAACTTACTAATAATAACTAATTGTATGGATCAAAACATTATTTGTTCTGGAGCATTATTCTATGCTACCAGTACTAAAAGATTTTTATTTCTACAGAGGAATGATGTTAAAACTCGTGGACAATGGGGGTTGGTAGGCGGTCGAGCTCGTTTTACTGAATCAGCATTTGAAGGATTGAAGAGAGAAATACAGGAAGAAGTGGGTGCAACACCCGCTTTTAAAAAAACGATACCATTAGAACTATTCACGTCCAACGATCAAAAGTTTTTCTTTCACACCTATGTGATTGCAATTGAATCAGAATTTCTACCCAAACTAAACGGTGAGCATTCGGGCTACTGTTGGTGTGCGTTTGAATGCTGGCCAAAAAATCTTCATGCTGGCCTAAGAAATACTCTAAACAATAAGGCAATCAAAGGCAAGTTGCAGACTATCCTGGATCTTATTGTATAATGAAACATCTGGTTGAAATCAGAGAAGGTCTGTATTGGCCCAAAGATGATGTAAGATGCTGGCGTTGTTTTCAAAGACAATACGATTTACCTCAATCCATTTTAAAATATGTAACAAACAAAAGAGTCTGTGTACAAGCAGGAGGCAATACTGGTGTGTATGTGCGTCAGTTTGCAGATGTGTTTGAAACAGTCTATACATTTGAACCAGAGCCAGTAAATTTTTATTGTTTAGAATTAAACTGTAAAAATTATACAAATATTAAAACCATACAGTCTTGTGTGGGCAATCACGATCAATCCCCAGTAGCACTGGAACGATATGACACACAAAAAGATCCTAACACAGGTAAGTTCAGAATTGGTAGTACAGGAGAAATTCCAGTAATAGCACTGGATAGTTTAGAATTGAATAATTGTGATCTGATTCAGTTTGATATAGAAGGCAGTGAGTATGATGCTCTACTGGGAGCCATAGGAACTATAAAAAAATATCGTCCAGTAATCTGTCTTGAATGGTTTGAAAATCAAGAAAAATTATTATCTATACTTGATTCTTTAGGGTATAAAGAAGTTACGGATTTAAAAAGTGATAGAATTTTTGTTTATGAATAATTGATTCTTATCCAAGGATACCAAAAAGCAGTAACTAAATTAAACGTGCCGTATACAATTTTCCAATCACATTCTAACCATTCACACTCGTAGTCGTACTCTTGGAAGTTGCCAGCATTAGGGTAATAATTTAGATGCCACGTTGTCATAGTACTATTTAATTAATAATGACATAACAATTGCCATTGCCGCATAAGGCAATACGCACATTGCAATCAATAATATTTTATCTTTTGTTTTTTGACTTGTTCTTTTTTTCATATTTGATATTCCGTATGTTAATGATCTCCATTCGCAGTCGTTATAGGGCCACATACTATCTCCTTGAGATCCAACAACCAAATTCATGAACTCTGCCTGTGTTTTGTAATTGGAACAGAGACATTTTCTTGATTCTTTTTGTTTTCACTTTTATCTTTGATTTTTTTCTTTTCATTTTTTTTAAGTTCGCACTGTTGGGCCTAGTTAGACCCAACAGATTGTTTTTGATTATTTCTGATTACTTGCCTGAAACACCGTTAAAGAGTGCAGAAGAAAATTTCTGTACATCTTCTTGGTATTTTTTAAAGTTGGCTTGAATTGCTTCAGGTTTCCACGCATTTTGTACGTTTTCATTGAACTTCTTCACGCCTTCCATCAACATCTGAGTGTTTTCTGCCACAGATGAACCATTAGTTACGAACTCATTGAATTTTTTTGCGTTTTCAATGATGTCTTCCGCACTGATAGTTGGGAATTTAAACTCAGTCACAACTTGATCACCATCTTTTTTAGATGACATTTCAAATTCGTTAAGTTTAATTGAGTAATTGAACTGAGCAATATCTTTGGCTAGTCCTAATAGGTCGGCTCTGATTTCGTAGCCGTTTCTTGTTTTAGTTGACATAACATTTCTCCTTTGTTTGTGTTTGTGTGTGTTTTTGTCGTGTCAAGTATATTTATAACACGAAAAGGAAAATCTGTCAACTATTCGTTTTTGATGTAGGTTTTACCAGTTAATTTCTCAAGATCTCGTATCATTTCTTCCATATTGATACGAACAGTTTTACCAGTTTTTACATTACGAGAGTAGTATTCCCACTCGCCCTGTGCATTGTGTGGTGATATTTTGGTAACGTTGCCCGCTTCGTCTCGCACAAATACCTCAGCACTTGCGGCTTCGTCTTTGGCATAGATATGAGCTTTGTCAGCCACTGTGGCAGGGTCTGATCCTACAGTAAGTGCAATTGGAGCAGTGAATGTTTTTGCACCAGTAATAGTTTGTGCTGGAGAAATTAACACTGTGTTGGATGTTGCGGCACCTGCTTCTGTTCTTAACAGTGCTACTCGGAATGCATTTACAGTGGTAGATCCACCCGATGTGGAGTAGGCAGACAGTGTTACTGTGGTGCCTGATAATCCAGCAGTAAAAAATAATTGATCTGTGCCTTTGGTAGACACAATAGGTCCTGTTGCGACATAAGCATCTGAACCATCTTCTACCACCATTACTTCTGAAATAGATGCTGGTGTGCCGGGCTCGTCAGCATTGTAACCCACTACCACGTACTGTGCACCGGTATAAGAACTGGTTGAGAAAGTGTCAATAGCAGTGGCTGAACTGCTCACTGTGGATGCTCCTACCGTTTTTGTGTTGTCACCAGTAGCAGTGTTTTCAGCATCACCCAACAGTATTCTGTACATTTTAACATTAAGATTTGGTGTGTTGCCTGAACCTCTCAATCTGACATTGCCACCTGATATGTCTGCAGACAGAGTAATTAATGAATTGTTACCGGTGTAAATTTCGTTGTAAATTGTAATAAATGCATCTGAACCGTTGTGTACCACTGCGGCTTCAACGTTGCCTAATTCACCATTTGAGGCATTGATTGAAATAAAATATTTGGCACCTCTATAAGAAGTAGCACTCCAGGTGTCTAAATCTTCCACTGCTGAATCCACATCAGTGTTTAAAATTGTTGCAGTATTTCCTGCTGAACCTGCTGTGGTAGAATCACCCAGTCCAATTCTGTAAAGGCTTACAGAGTTGACCACAGAAGCGCCTGTGGCTCTTAATCTAACTGAACCTGCTGATATGTCTGCATCCACACTGATTTGATCATTTGCTCCTGACTCTACACCGTTAGATCCAGAAACATAAGCAGTAGAGTCGTTGTGTACCAATGTGTATCTTTGAGTGGCAGTTTCACCGTTAATTTCATCTCTAGATACAGCATAGTAGAAAGCAGAATCATAACTGCCCGTGGTGAATGTGTCTATTGTGACTGCTGTGGTACCAATACCGGTGGTTGGTGTGGGCAGTGATACGTTACTTGTATCTGCCGCCGCGGCAGTGGTTGCCAGTATGTCTACGAAGTTAGAACCATCCCATTTTTCGTATCTGGACAGAGAAGAATTGTATCTCAACATACCTGCTGTGCCAGTAGGCTGTTGAGCAGATGTGCCTGACGGTAGTGTCAATGCACCTGTGGCACCTGAGAAATTAACCAGTGTGTCGGTTAGATTAAAATTATTAGCGGACACATAAAGATTATTGTTAGTATCAGCAGATGCTCGGTAAATTGCGGGAGATATCATGCTCATTCGAGCCAGATAAATCACGTTGTCTGCAGAAGTGCCAGACATTCGCAATCTGACTCGACCAGCAGAAACATCTGCTGAGAATGTGGCAAGATCAGTGGTACCAGATCTCACTTTGGTTTCTGTGATAAATGCATCTGAACCGTTGTTGGTCAGTGTGATTTCAGAGTTTTGATATTCGGTATCACCTGCATTACCTATATTAATAAAATATTTGGCAGTACGTTTTTCATACACATCAAATGAATCAATGGTTTGCACAGCAGAATCCACATTACCAGCCTTGCCGTAGAACACAGAATCATATTCACCCAGTTTGGTTTTAGAACCCAGATCAATTCTGTACATGGTAGCAGTGGCTTCGGTACCACCACCTGCAACCGCTTTAAGATTTACTGTGGCATCGGTGATGTCGGCCGAGAATGTGGCCAGATACTGATTGGCATTGGTAGATGTTTTGCCGTAATCGTTGAAATATACTGTGGTACCATCATGTACCAGGTTCATTTCTGATATCTGATAATCACTGTTGGTAGCGTTTTTAATTAGAATATAGTATTTGGCACCCTGAATATCTGTTTTTGTAAACTGGTCAATAGTGGTAGCAGTGGAATCAATAGCAGTGGTACTCACAATAATTTTTGAGTTGGTGTTGGCCACAGTTTCATGATGATCACCCAGTGCTACTCGATAGATTCTTAGATTAACGTGTGAGCTCTGTGCATTGGCCGATGCTGATAATTGTACTTTGGTACCAGATATAGCCACTGTGTAGGTAGCAAGATTGGCACTGTCTTCGTTGGAATCATATTGACTCATGTAAGCAGTGGCGGAGTCGTGTACCACGTTCACAGTGGTGTGTCCTACCAGTGTGTTTGTGATGTCTTCTATGCCGATGTGATAGACTGCGGCACGATATTCAGACACATCAAACTCATCTATCACTGTAGAACCGGTGCCCAGTTTGTTGTATTCAAAAGTTTTTACTGCGGTGTTGTTACCGCCTCCTCCACCTGATGATTCTGCAAAAGTTAGATTGCCTGAGCCGTCAGTTTGTAGAACCTGGCCATTGGATCCGTCCGCTGTGGGGAAAACAATTCCTGATATTTTCACTGCTCCAGAACCATTTGCACTTAGTTCTAAATCAGCATTGGAAGCATTAGTTGATATGGTATTGTCTGTGATGGTTACGCCATCCAGTACGGCAGAACCAATTAGTGTAAGTGTGGAACCATTAAATGTTAGATTAGATTCTGCTGTGATAGCAGATGTGCCGTTACCGGTTAAAACGGAATTCGATGCTAATGTGGTTGCACCGGTACCACCATTGGCAACACTCAGTCCTGAACTAAATGTGACTGTGCCTGTGGCTGTAAGATTAGTTGTTTTGGTTGTGCCAGAAACTTGTAGTGTTGAATCGGGTTCAGAAGTACCAATACCAATTCGAGAGTTGGTTACATCAAGATATAACAAATTGGTTTCAAATGCCAAGTCCACACCGTTACGTGTAAGGTTAGACTTCAACACTGAACCTGTAATACGGCCGATAGCCATACGCAGTGGTCTCCTTCTTTATGTTTCTGTTAGTGAGCAATACACTCACACAGCCTCTCTATCGTTGCCGGCTGACAGCAGTAAGTGTATTTAGCAGAGCAAAAAAAAAGGGCGATCCGAAGACCGCCCTTTTACTACTTAGGAAGTATTTTTACTTATTAGTTGTTGGTTCGCACCACACAATTTACCATGCCAATACCGTCATCGTATTTGTCCTCAAGGGCTCTTCCAATCACGTGGAAAGGGTTAATTGTGTCTGTGTTTGACACTGCTCTAGCAGTACCTTTCACAGCAGAAGTTACTAATCTTTGTCCTTTGGTAACTGGTCCAACGACTCTTACTGGAGTTCTTCCAGACATCGCTACAAATGGATGTGATTCGTTGTTACCTGCGCCTGCGTTCATTGCATAGGCTGGTCTTGTAGAAACTACACCAAACACTGTGTCAGATAATTCTGCATCAGTTTCTGTGATTTCTTGTGCACCACCTAACATTACCACAGCACCTTCTGCCATAGGAGCATCAGCGGCAAATCGTTCCGCTAAGTCCGCGTATTGTGCTGAAGTTGAAGTTGCGTGTACAATGTTCGCTCTAATATCCACTAGGTCAGCCGCACCTGGTGCAAGTGTGCCTGTTCTTTCTCTTTTGAAAGCAGTCCACGCACCGCCAGCATTACCGTAAATGGTAGTACCGTCGTCTGCAAATGATTCATCCCACGCCCAAAGCAGAGCTTTGTCTGTGGCAGTTGAACCTTCACCTCTGTTTACCTGCATACCAGATATAGTTGGTGTGCCAGCGTTTGAAGAAACGTTTCTGTTTACTTCAATGATGTTGTCTTCAACTGATAGTGTGGTTGTGTTTAATATGGTTTGTGTACCATCCACTGTTAAGTTTCCGTGTACTCTTACTCCGTCGTCAGTAATGGTCATTTCAGTGTTACCACCAATGGTAGTAATTGCTGAAGTTGAGTTTACTGTAACGTTGGTTGTGCCAGATGTGATTGCTGTGGTAGAAATTGCTGATATTTGATCGTCAACGTATTTCTTATTAGCAACATCACCATCACTTGATGGTGCCGCTGTGGTCAACCCTGTAATAGTATTTGCACTGGCTGATAATACGATATCACCCACTGATATACCATTATGTACTCTAAAGTTTCGTGTTGTCATGGTTCCATTTCTCCCGCATGATTGTTGTTATTGTTATGTTGTGTAAAAGAAAAACCTCTTACGGTAGTATTTACCGTAAGAGGCTCTAAATTAAGTTGTAACACTATTATACTGCTGATAATGAGTATTGTACTTTGGCAGTTTGTGCTCCGCCTGCTGATACTGCCTGTAACAGTACCGAACCACCTGATAGTGTCACAGTGTATGTTGATAGGTCAGTGCCTGACGTGCTGGTTAAACCATACACAGTCACATAAGCAGTGGTACCATCGTGTACAATGTTGGCTTTCGCAACTTCGTATTCTGTGTTAGCAGAATCTGTTGTGATAATGAAAGCCTCTGCCGCTCTGTAAGAAGTAGCATTGAAACTCATTATGGTTGTAGCTGATGAAGTAAAGCTGGTTGCAGAAGTTTCTGTTCTTGCAACTCCACCTGATACCAATGCTGTGTTGTCAGCACCCACAATAGCAAATATTCTTGCACCTGAGTGAGGTGCCGAAGTAAATGTAATGTTGGTTGACGATACTGTGTAGTTTTCAGTTGGCTCTTGGTACACGTTATCAATGAAAACAAACACGTTGTTTGCTGAAGCCGGAGCTGAAGCAAAGAAACCTGTAAACACTGATGTTGAACCGTCGCCTGTTGCAGATACTTTTGAAAATACTGGTGTATCGCCTGTAATCGCAAATTCAATGAATGTTGAACCATCTTGACAGCCTTCGTATTTGCCTGTTTGTGTGTTAAATCTGATAATACCAGTTGCCGCACTTGGTCTTGCCGCTGTGTTACCTGATGGTAATCTAAATGCATCAGTTGATCCTGAAGCATCTAACACATAACCGATTGAACCAGCCGCTGTGCTGATACCAATTTGGTCTGCTGAACCATCTACTACAAATAGATCAGTGTCAGTATCGCCTTCCACTCGGAAGTCTACTGCCGCACCTGCTTCGTTGAATACAACGTTGCCTGTGGTGTTCAAAGTGGTAACAGTTGCCGCCGCCGCTGAGTTAGATCCTAATATACCGTCAAGGTCTACTGCTGTGATGTTGCCTGCTCTTAGGTCTGCATATGAGTCAATGGTAACGTTACCTGCTGTGGTTCCGTCTTCACCTGATGTTACTGCAAAAGCAAACTGATCTGCTGATTCATCCCATAACATTGCCACGTTGTCCAATGAACCTCTGTTCATTAATAAACCTTGGTCAAAAGAGTTGGCATCTCCGCCGGAGTTGTTTTTTGCTAATTCTAATAACGGATCTTCAATAGTTAATGTAACGGAATCGATAGTAGTGGTTGTACCATTAACAGTTAAGTTACCTGCCACTGTCATTGCTGAACTAACTTGGACTGAACCAGTACCGTTTGGAGTAAGTGTGATGTCACCGTTAGTGGTCAATGAAGTGATTGTGGATGCAGTGGTTGAAATACCTGTAACACCCGCTTCAATGGTTGTAGCAGAGATTTTTGCTCTTTTTGTGCCCCCAATTGAGAAGTGTATTTCATCTAGGTCTGATGAAGGTTCCACGTCTACTTTGGTATCTTCGTCTGCGTCTTTTAATTGTGTACCTGATGCCAAGTTCGCCCAAGCACCATTGGAATAACCTTCAATGGTAGCAGTTTCAGAGTTATATCTGATATCACCGTTCGCAGGTGTACCTGGTCTCTGTGAATTGTTACCTGATGGTAATCTTAATGCATCTGTTGCGTTGATATGTAATTTTGTTGCTGGTGTTGCTGTACCTATACCCACTCTTGAGTTGGTCACATCCAACACTAATAAATTGGTTTCAAATGCAAGGTCCGTACCTGATCTAAGCAGGTTTGCCTTTAACATCTGTCCTGATATTCGTCCTATTGCCATTTTAATTCTCCAAACGTTTGTTTATAGTGTGATAACTAGGGTATTTATTTGAATCTGGTGTTTTAAGCGATGTAAATACCCAATACAATGAGCATATGTTTTACAACAGTGGTGGGTAATATGGGCACAGAACTGGCATTATCATACCAGTCGGATGAACGTATTATTGTGGGTTGTGGCATTACATCTGCGGAAAACGGCTATACCTACACCGTTGTGAATGACGCAAACACCCTGGACGCTGTGATGCAGTTGCCTAAATTGCATACCACAGTGGTGGCTCCGCGGCAACTGTATGCCAAATACATCTGGCATGACCGTATTGAATGTTTGCCACCCTTTGATGAGTTGAAAGAGTATGATTTTGATCCAGAAAAAGTCAGTCAGCAACAGGTAGCACTAGCACTCGCCTGCTGGATCGGCACACCTTCACTATTTTTATTGGGTTATCAGTTGGAGTCCATCAAAGAAACTCCGGCTCTACAAGCATTTGCTAGATTGTATCCGCGTAGCAAATTTGCTTACATAAGGAAACCCAATCCACAAAAAATTAATGTGTTTGATCCGTATCCTAATGTGATAATTGATGACACAGAAACTTTCAAACAGATGATAAAAAATGTTGTCCAAGCCTAAAAATACTGATTTAAAATATCACATCGTGGTAGAATGGCCACCCAGTTGCCGAAACAGAAATGTGAAAACTTTAAGAAACAGACCTGATCTTGTGTATAGACTCAATGAGCACACAAAGAAATGTATGGAATTGGCCAAAACTTACAGCAATGTTAAGATTGAATCTGAATATAATTTTGTAGGCATCAGGATGTGGTTCCGATCTGGCAAAGATGTGTATGACTTTATATTAAATCAAAACAAAAATGAAATTAAAGTGATACCTGAACTTTACGTGGTCAACGGTCTAAATAATCGTTTAGATAAATTTTTTTTTCGAGTAGAAGGTTCTGAGATTATTGTTTATTAGACAGATTCTGCTAGTCCTTGAATCACTACAACTCTAGCACCGTTGTGTGGTGCTTCCACTGAAGAGTCTCCTGGTGAAACAGGATCGATGCCATCAAAAGTAAGCACACCATTAATGATACTGTAGTTCCAGGTCGGTTCTTGCATCACCCCATCAACGTATACTATCACATTTTCTTCACTTTCTGGAGTGGTTGTTAAAGTAAATGTTGTGGTAGAGCCGTCGCCGGTAAAAACATCTTTGACAATTTCTTTAGCAGTCTGCTCAGTCCTTAATGACGTCCATGTGGATCCGTCCTGTGATACTTCATATTTGGCAGTTTCAGTATTATATCTAATAATACCGGTCTGTGCTGTGGGCCTAGAAGCAGTGTCGCCAGATGGTACCACAATACCAGATGTGCCTAAAAATACAAAATTACCTGTGCCTGAATTGTCCATCTCAAAGTCAGCATTGGAAGCACCCTGTGTTAACTTGTTGCCTGAAAAAGTGAAACTGCCTAGACTTGGTACTGACGATGATATTGAACTGATTTGATCATCCACATATTTTTTATTGGCCGCATCTTGGTCTGCAGTTGGGTTATTTGCTAGATTGGTAATTTTTGAATTGTTTACATTTACTGCACCTGTACCGGCCGGATTTAAATTAATGTCGTCATTGGATCTTGTACTAGAAATAGTGTTGTCCTCAATGCTCAATCCATCAGTAGCCAGTGAGTTGGCAGTTAAATTGTTCAATTGAAAGTTTGCAAAAGCAGTATCAATTACTTCTGTGCTGTCTGCTGTTGAGGTTGATGTAACAATTTTAAAAATATCGTTATCTTCATCCCAATAGAACACAGCATTGTTTTCGCCGCTTCGATTGATCATTATACCAGAGTCGTTACCAGCACTGCCAGAACTGTTCAATAGTATTAATGGATCTTCCACTGTGGTATTAACTGTGTCTAACGTGGTGGTAGTACCGTCCACAGTCAAGTTTCCACTGACTGTTAGGTTGTTAACAACTCGAGCAGAACCATTCACATCCAGAGCAAAAGCACCCGGAGCATTGGTTCTTATACCCACTCTGTCATTGCCCACGTCAATGTATAATAAATCTGTTTGGAATGCAAGATTCGTCTCTCGTGAGAGATTCGATTCTAGCATTTTTCCGCCAATTCGTTGTATAGCCATAGTTTTACAAAGTATATTTATTGGTAATTTTGTAAAAGTAATAACGATAAATATCTACATGACACTACTACCTATTAATAAAACTGTCCGTATCAGTAAAAAATCCATTGAATTGGATCAGATAAACCTTAACACAAACAGTCTATCAGGTGATTTAATAGATGGTGGCACTATCACAAACTTTAGTTCTACAGGTATCAAAGATACTGCGAATACAACACAGATCACTGTGCAAGATGGTTTGGTTGAGATAGAGAAAGATTTTAGAATCAAAGGCAAAATCGTTGCAGACAAATTAGAATATGTAGAAGCTCAAGTGCCAAAATTAAATGTGGTTACAGCAGTGATGATCAATCATAACGAAGTGCTATGGAAAGATAGATTGGGCGCCAGTGTACAACACAGCAGTCTTACCACACTGGGTACTTTAAAAAATTTAAAAGTGTCTAACACACTATTTGTGGAAGGTAACCGAGTGGGTATTAATACTCAAACTCCAGGAGCAGACTTTTCTGTGCAGTCTAATGGATACGAAATTGGTACTCGGCATACAGGTGATACCGGCTTTGTGGGCACAATGACTCATACTCCGTTCTCTATAGGCACAGATAACACTCCTAGACTGATCATAAAATCTAATGGCGATATTACCACTGAACACAAAGTGGGTATTGGTGTGAAAAATCCTACTGAGAGTTTAGAGGTAGCGGGCAACATTAAGTTTGCTAATAAAATTTTTGCCAGTGGAGATGGTGTTCCAACTGCTGGTGCTTGGACCACAGGTTCCGTCATATGGAATAACAATCCTGAAATAAATCAATCTGTGGGTTGGATCTGTGTTAAAGGTGGCACACCGGGTAATTGGCGACCTTTTGGACTTGTTCGTTAGTTTGTTTTACAAAACAACTTAATCTTATTCGCCTAATTTGTTAATGCCGTGAATTATTGTAATCACGTTTACGTTCCCATTACCATCTAGTGAGTCAGGCGGTGATCCAAATGTGATTTGATTGCCAGACACTGTGTAATTGGTTTCTGGTGTTTGATAGATACCACCAATAAAAACTAATATATCACTGGAAGCATCCACTGAGAAACTTAGATTGGCGGCTGTGGAACCATCTAGTGTGTTACCTGACCCGCCGCCAAATGTTACTGTGGTGCCATCACCTTGGAACCTATCTATGGTTATGGTTTTGGTTCCTGCCGCTGTGGAAACATTGTACCATTGTGAACCTATAAAAGTTTGATAGGTCGATGTGGTGGTGTTATAAATTATTTCACCGTTTTGTCCTGCAGGTCTCTGTGTTGTGGTTACTTGTGGAATTCCAATTGAAAGAGCGCCATTATCTAATTTTGGATTTTTGACAAATCGTCCCATGGCATTATAATCCTATGGTTGATATGGTGGCAACAACTTGTCCTGATGAATCTGGCAACTCAATAAAAATTTTATCACCGTTGGCCAATATTAATTTTTCTGTGTCAATGATGTAGGTATCAGTGGCTTGTATAGTCAACTGATTGTAAATTTTATTATTTTCAGTTGGTGTTGTGGTTGAACCATCATTAGGCAATACATAAATGTTTACTGTGGCATCTGCACTGGTAATGTTACAGATGTGAATTGCAGTAACCGCAGTGTCTGCTGAGGCAGTATATACTGCATTTGCTAGGTGTTCTGCTGATCCGTCAATTCTAGTTTGTGTTATTGCCATATTTTTATCCTAGAGCAATGGCCAATGCCGTTGCTTTCTTTTTACTTATCAATTCATCAGCCGTTCCAGAACTTACCGATGAGTTTATAAAAAATAACCCTGTACCACCACCGCTTGGTGTTTTAGCATATATTTTAGTAACTGATCCTGCTGATGGATCAGACCCTTGATTTGAGTCAAAAGTTAGTATTTCGTTGATTACAACTGAACCTGTACCATTAGCAGTCAATGTTAAATTGCTGTTGGATGCCGTTGAAGTAACAGAAGTAATGTCTGTTAGATCCGAATCTAGTGTTATAGTTACTGTGTCTTCTTCTGTAGCCGCTGTGGATAGGTTTGTGCCTCCTGTGATCAATACACTGTTGCCTGAAGCCACACTTACAACTGCTGAGTCATCGCCTCTGAATCCTATTGAAAATCCACCGCCTGATACTGTTGAATCCACATAGTTTTTTGTGGCGGCGTGATCTGATTGTGCAGGTTCTGCTATTCTGATATTGCCTGGTGTAATATTTGTGATGGCCGATACGGTGGCATTGTGAGTGGTTGATCCTATCACAAATTCTGATTGATCAGCATCATAATATAAAATTTGATTGGTAGCAGAACCTTGATTGAATAATAATCCTGAATCTTCTGTGCCTGCTGTAGAATTGTTTCTGTTTACTTCAATAAATTGATCCTCAACAGATAATGTTTGAGAATCTATCACAGTTTGTGTGCCTTCCACAGTAAGGTCTCCTGGAATTCTCACATATCTTGCATCTAATCTAATGGTATTTGTGCCTGATCCTGAGTCGTATCCAGCACCTGCTTTTACTGTGTAATCACCTGAAGTTCTGAGAGTTTTTGCCATTTGCTATTATTTATGTGAAATCTGGGGGAGCATATAACTCCCCCAAATAAGCACGTGTTCTACCGATTGATTAGTGTGTTCTAATATCGATGTTACCTTTTCCAGCCACTTGACCTTCGTCCGCAGACTCAGAAGTTACTAGAGTGTAAGGCACAGTACCAGTGGTTACGCCGTCTGTTTCTACGTAGTGAATTGTATTGTTATAGAATTTTTCTACGTAAGCCACAGTTGAGTCGTCTAATATCACTTTAACGTTGAATGTGTTATTGTCAGTTAAAGTTGCTTTAGCCACTAGTTTGTATATTACTTCAGAAGAATCATTCAAGTGTATTTTAAAACTTCTTGAACTTCTCTGTGCCACGATGTATGAACCTGTACCAGTTATGTTCGAGCCACCTGTTCTGTAAGTTGTTACAGCCAAAGTCGCAGTTGATCCCGGGTTAAAGTCCGATAACATTCGTGATTTTTTTATTGGTCGTCCCATTTGTTTTCTCCTTTTTAGGAGTCCAATCCAAGTTCTACTTGGTACGCGGTGGTTATCCGCATAAGTCTCAACATTGGTGTTGAGCTCTTTTGAACTGTGATTATTTATCGTTGGATTGGTAAAAATAAAAAGAGTTTATAAAGGGCGATGTCCACGTTCAACACCGCCCTGAGTCAAGTGACTACTGTTTCTTGTAGATTGAATATAGAACATACATTGCTACAAGTCCTACTAATCCATCTGCAGAAAAAGTTTTCACAATCGCCGACACGTTACCGATCACGTTCATGTTTCCTAAGAAAGGCACTGCCTGTCCTTTGAAAAGAACTTCCATAACGATCGCCAGGGCGATCAAACCTACGCCAACCTCTGTAAGAGCTTTAGCACCAGTTTTGATTTTATTAAAGATTTCCATGTTTGGATCTCCTTTACGTTTTTTTGTGACTTCATAAGTGAAATCACAGAATTATTTAGAAGATAGAAATGTGAATAAAAACTCTATATTTGGTTTATGGTTCGTGTGACGGTGAAAAAAATTCTATAACGGCTTACAGAATTCTTCATAAAGTAGATAGTCAAAATGATTATAACTTTGATGCCATGT